AAGTCAAACCGATGCTTATATGTGTCACCATTCGATTCTTTATTGCCCTTATATGTGGCAATGGACATAGGAGTTAACGATCTTACTGTAATGATTTTCTTTCAGCTGGCACATGGAGAAATACGAGTAGTCGATTATTATGAGGACAAAAATAAAGGAGTCGATTTCTACGCAAAATTCTTACTTCAAGATAAAAAATATCTTTATCATACGATATTTCTTCCTCATGACGCATCTAGAAGGGACAATATTATTGTTGAGAATACATATGAAAGAGATTTTAGGCGTTTATTTGCAGGGACTGCGACTAAATTTCATGTGCTGAAAAGACAAGATAAACAACTTTCTATCTCACATGCAAAAATCAAGTTTGTACAATGCGTATTTAATATAACACGAGTGAAACCGCTTCTTGATATGATTAGGAAGTATCGAAAGCGATGGAATGAGCAACAGGGCCGTTATGTTGACGAACCTTATCATGATCTTAGCTCAAATTATGCAGACGCGTTTCAATATATGGCACAGGCAGTCAGTCATTTAGAAGTGATTGGTAGTATGTCAGGCGCTTTGGACAAGCACAAACAAGTTGTGGAAAATAGACATAAGCGTATCATTTGAACTCATGAACAATCCCACAAAATTCGCTAAGAATAATATCTTCATACCAAAGTGCTCACGTGAAACAAAAAAAAATTAGTGAAAATGTCCGCGTTTCATTCGTGCTTACAAGAGCACAGCATAATCATATCAAACAAATTTCTATCAGCATGAGCGCACAAGAACGACGTAATATAACAGTTTCTGAATCCATACGCATGGCTATAGAAACGCTATACCCATTACCTAAACAATTAGATCTATTTGAAAAAGTACCTAAAAAAAGTGTTTAATTTAATCTGACCATTGTATAGTGAAGATTTAAATACGGTGGGAAATGGATTCAGATAATGACATACGCGGAGAGTTTCAAGAAAACTACCGATATGCGCATGATTATTGGGCGCCATTTGTTAAAGATGCGGAAGTCTATACATTGGCAGCTTCAGGGTATACATGGAGTGATGACGAGCGAAAAGCGTTAATTAAGGAAGGTAGAGAACCTCTTGAATTAAACATAATGAGACGTCCCCTTCAATTCTTTTCAGGATATCTCAGAGATAATATAAATGAGATAATCTATTCTCCTGTAGAAGGATCAGATCAAAAGACAGCCGATCAATTCACGAAACTCGGCTATTACATATGGGATAAAGGTCTTGGATTTCCTACATTTTTAGATGCCTGCGATGAGGCTTTTAAGTCTGGAATATCTCTTTGCGGTATCCAGATGGATTATTCCAAGGATTTTGTGAATGGAGATATCAAGTTTTTCAAGCGTACATATAATTCATTTTTTATTGATCCTACTTTTGAATCAATTAATCTCACTGACGCATCTTTTTGCATTACTAGAGACCTTATTGATAAGCAATACGCAAAACAATTGATGCCTTTTATTGATCCTAAAGTCATTGACGATCTATCTATGTCTTATCGTGACGATAAATTCATGACATATCACCCTGAATTTACCACTTTTTCTAGAAAACGGAATCTTATTGCCTATGATCAATATTATAAGAGGATAAGCAAGGAACGCACGTTTTTAGTCGACATGAAATCTTCATATTATCGTGATATTACTGATCATTCACGCGAAGATCTTCAAAAACTTCGTCTGGGGATTAGAAGATTCAATGAAATGCGAGAAAATGCGGATGAGCTTGGAATTGATGAAAATGAAATACCTGTAATTGAGATTAGAACTGTTGAAAGGTCATTCGTAGAGCTTAATATATTGCTCAACGGTCAACCTCTATATCAAGGTGAAGATAAGACAGGCATCAATCAAACTTACCCATTCGTACCTGTAATTTGTTACTTGGAACCTTCTATCTGGATGCCTTCGCAGCGCATACAAGGAATAGCGTCATGCAACTGGTCGGTCCAGCGTCAATTCAATAAACGTCATATGAAAATCGTAGATATGATGGATTCAGACATCTCGACTGGGTTTAAATATCTTATTGGCTCTGTTCCTGATCCTCAAGATCTTCAGCAGTCTGGACAGAATAAAATCATCGGAATAGACCCAGAACATGCACCACAAGGGTTAGATTCTGTCCAACAATTGCAAGGTGGGGGAGCAAATCCTGCTCTTATCCAATACCAACAAGTTTTAGATCAACTTACACTTACACTTTCAAACGTGAACGAAAGTGCTCTTGGAATTGATGAAAAGGGGAATACGCAGGTATCTGGAAGGCTTGCTCAAGTAAGAATAGCCCAAGGTTTAAGAGGTAATCGCAAGATATTTGATAATGTAGAGACATCACAGCAGATTTTAGGGGGGCTCGTTTTAAAAGCTACTCAAAACCATTATCCACCGGGAAAGGTTGAGCGCATTTTAGCGCAGCAGCCAACAGAGCAGTTCTATGAAGGTGAATTTGAGCAATATGACGCTGTAATTAAAGAAGGCGTCCGATCTAAATCTCAGAAGGATGCATATTATTATGAGTTGGTTACTCTTAAACGTGAAGGTATTGTGGATGTCCCTCAAGCAGAAATTGTCAAGTCTCTGTCAATGGCGGGATTAAGCGATTTAGAAGAAGCAATAACCAAACAAGATGAAATGCTTGCACAACAAGCCGCACAACAACAAGAATTACAGCAGAAACAGATGCAGCTTATTGATGCTACAAAAGAAGAGAAGTTGGGTCTTGCTAAAGAACGCAATTCAAGAACTATTAGCAATCTAGCTCTTAAGGATGAAAGAGAGTCAGAAGCGCAGCAAAATATTGCTCAAGCCGCTTTAGATCGTGCTAGAGCAATCACGGAAATAGCTAAGATGAATGAAGATCGAATTCTCAGTGTATTAGCATTTGTTAATCAGCTTGAACAGCAAGAAGCTGCTGGAAGGGAAGCGCAGAAGCTTCAAGTTCAGGCACAAGCCGATAATATAAATCAAAAAGTGGATAATCAAGATAATATTGGTCAACAGCAAGACATGATTGAACAGCAATCTAGAGAACAAAACATTATGAATAATGTCGCTCAAGGCGGCTAAGGAGACAAAATGGCTAGTTATGGTAAAGGTAACAGCGGTGGAAAATTTATGGATAATGGCGTTGGAATGTGCAGTTATAAAAAGAACCCAATGTCAGCAGCATCAAGAGTTAAAGCTGAATGCGGTCCAGGTATGAATGCAGATCAGAATAAAGCTAACAAGCTTTTGCAGAAAGCTCAAGTGCAGCAGGACTCGCTTCGTGGTATGAGCGGGATGTAATATGCAAAATATGCTCCAAGATCCACAAAGTGGGATGTTACTTCCTCGTCAATTTGTTGATGAGAAATTAGCATTGAAAAAGGTGATTGATGATCTTATAGATAAGTCTGTGATGGCTAATCAGAATATAAGAGAAACATATTACCTGGTCTTGCATGCAAAATTTGATAAATTTGAACCTGATAAGTTTATGGTCAGTCAACCGGTAATTACATTTCGTCTACCTAGTTTTACATCTAATCAGATGGTTTTCTGGGTAAGTAATCAAAAAGGAATATGTGAATTACTTTGGATGGTTTCCCGAGGAAAAGACGGGAAATTAAAAGTTGAGTTTAATACAAAAGGTGTCGCCTACCTACAAGCAAAGGGCGTTATGCCTTCGTAAGAGGCTTTCTTACGCTGTAAATGACGGAGATAGATTATGTTTGAAGAAAGTGAGGATGCCGTAGAACCTCAAGCAGAACCAATGGAGCAAATTATGGATCAGCAAGAAGCTGATACCAATGCTTCAGAAGTAAATAATGAGCCTGAGATAAACCAATCTCAGGAAAAGACGATGATTCCTCTTTCCGTGGCACAAAAGTTACGAGAGAAGAAGCGTGAGCTTGAATTAGAGCTTCAATGGGAAAAGCAAGAAAGACAGCGTTTGTTAAGTCAACAAACCGCTCAAAAGCCCCTAGAAGAAGATAATTCTCGTTATGAATCTGCAACTAGAGAAGATTTAACAAAATCTCAGGAAGAGATTGTAAGAATTGTCGAGGAGAAATCTTGGATTCGAAGCAACCCTGAGAAATTTGACATGGTGAAAGAGCTTTTACCGCAATTTTTAAAACAAAGACCTAATCTAGCCCG